CTACCATGCTACTGGCAAAAAGGAGATTATTATAGATGCCAATTAACAGTAGAAATAAGGGTGCTGCTTTTGAAAGAGAGATATGTAAAAAGATTAATACTTATCTTGCATCTAAAGGTAGCAAACTTACTGTTAAAAGAAACCTAGATCAATATCAAACTAAAGGAATGGCAGATATTTACTGGGATAACTTGGCAATAGAATGTAAGCGATATAAGGGAAATAATCGTTCAGATGTATTTAAAAACGACTGGTGGAATCAAGCAGTTGAGAGTGCTAACGATAACCTAATCCCTATATTAATTTATAAATACGATAGAAGACCAATATACATTGTGATTCCTAACTACCTAATAGGTGAGTCTAAGGAAAAGAACTGGCAACAGTTCTCAATGTTACCACTATCAGATATATGTGAGAGGTTAGATGAAGTCGTACAAAAGGCAAATGGACTTAAATAGTTATTTGTTTGAGGAAGACTTTGAAGAGTTTTGTAGGATTTCCTACAATAAAATCCAAACCGCTTGTGAGTTCTTAGGAATAATCAACGATGAGGATTATGAGGGTTTTAAGGAGAGATGTTATTCCCAACTTGAAACTGATTATATAAACAGTATCGAGAACTTAACGATACACTAATATGGAGAATATATGAGTATATTAGGTGGTATGAGTAGTACCGACAATAAACAGCAAATTTACTTAGGCTTTAAACACATGGGTCAAAAGTTCTTTGCTAATGGTGAAACCGAGTTAGACTTTAAATATCTACAAATAGACCCTGAGACTGCTAAATCAGGTTGGGGTAGATATACAAAGGCTGATGGTTTTGAATATAAATGGGATGCAAAACTAGGAGTAGTTGAGCCTAAACCTGATGAGGATTGGAGAAGAGCATTTTCATGCTGGGTAATGCCACATGGTGCTGAACATCCATTGTTATGGCAAAGGTTTACTTTTTCTGAGGTTAGTGCCTTTGATAGTATTCTTGGTTACTTTTGGAATGATAGAGCAAATAATCCAGGCAAATTGCCAGTCGTTGAATATACAGGCTCTAAAATTATACAAGTAGGCATGGGTACTTCATCTGAACTTGCTTTTAAATTTAGTAAGTGGGCAGATAAGTTTGATGGGTTTGCCATACCTGATTGGTATATTGACCCTGATGCACCAGCAGATGATGGTTTTGTTTCTCCTAACGAGGGACTTGCAGATAAAGTGAATGAGATGATAGTAAAGACTTCTGAGCTATCAGATGATGACATTCCTTTCTGATGCAAATAGACTGGCAAAAAATAGCACCTGATGTTGCGAAGCAGCTTTTAGGTGAACCTAGTAGTATCTCATCGAAAGAACTTCGGTGGGGTACTAAAGGGTCTATGACTTTGAACTTGCATGAAGGCACATGGTATGACTTTGAGCAAGATATAGGTGGCGGAATCATAGACTTAATAAAGCATCATAATAAAGATGTAGCCACCATTTTAAAAAGTTTCGGTTACGACCAAGCATTGCCTAATGACTCCTTACTCAGCATTAGTGTGACTCCCCCAAATGGCACTAATAAGGGCAATGCAAGGTCTTTTGATAGAGTTCAGATGGGAAACCTTCTAAAGCAAGCAGTTGTCGCGGTGCAGTATGCTGATGACTTTTGGGTTATGAGGTTTCCTGATGGGCATCCTATAAAACAAAAATACGCACCTTTTAGTAAGAATCTTGATGGCTCTTGGTCATTAAAAAGGCCTGAAGGCAAATTGCCAATTTATTATACAGATAAGGCAAAGGATAAACCTATCATAATAAGTGAGGGAGAGAAGGCTATGAGGGGTGCAGAAGCTATTTATGATGGTGATGTATGTACCTGGCATGGTGGAGTCAACAGTTGGGAGAAAGCTGACTGGACACCTATCTATGGTAGAGAGGTTTGGATATGGCCTGATAATGATGAAGCTGGATTCAAATGTGCAAATAGCATTGCAATTATGCTTAAAAAGAATAAATGCAAGGTTAAGGTTGTAGATGTACCAAAAGATTTCGAAGAGAAAGATGATCTATGGGATGCTTATCAAAGGGCAGACTTTAAATCATCAGAGGAGTTAGAGACTTACATAAATAACTGCAAAGAAAAGAAGCCAAAAGGTATGGTTACTTTTACAAGAGCAGATGATGTATTAAAACAAGTAGATAATCCTGACTGGCTCATTAAGGATGTTGTTGAGAAAGAAAGCCTTATGTGTGTATTCGGCAAGCCTAAGAGTGGCAAATCGTTTATCGCAATAGCTATGGCGTGTGCTATAGCAAAGGGTGAGAGGTTTTATGGTAATCAATCATTCTCTGCACCAGTAATGTACGTGTGCGGGGAGGGTCAACGTGGCGTTAAGCGCCGCTTGGCAGCATGGCAACAAGGCATGTTTGATCTTACTAAAGTACCTCTATATCTATCAGATAGAGCTGTAAGAGTTAATGATGATGATGATTTTAAAATGCTTGAGAACGAGATAGAGCTTCTACAAGAAGAGGTAGGGCAAATTGGCATGATCGTAATAGATACATTTCAACGTAACTTTGTAGGTAACGAGAACTCTGCTGAAGATGTAGGAAACTTTATTAATAAACTTGATGGTCTTATATCTAATTATAAGTGCTGTGTATGTTTGGTTCACCATACAGGTCATGGCAATTCTGATAGAGGTAGAGGTTCAAGTGTTATGGGTGCTTCTTTAGATTATGAGTTTAAGGTAGATAGAAACGATAAGTTAGTTCCTGGTTCATCAGAAGAACAAATGTTTGTTAGTTTTGAGCAAACGCTTAACAAGGATGGGCAAGGTATGGCTGAGAAGAAATTTGTCTTTAAAGAAGTAGAGATTATTGGTGAAGGTCTTAACCTTACTTCAGGCTTCTTAGAGGAGACTGATATAGACTTTAAAGAGAAGCAAGGATTAACTTATGCACAGCAAATTGTATTAGATGCTTTGGAGAGAGAAGCTATATTTAAAAACAAGGAGAATCCTGATGAGATTTATCTTATGCCAAATGATTTGAAAGGCAAGGTTGTTGATAAGGATGGAAACGTAAAAAGCGTTGAATCTGTTAAAAAGATGCTAAATAAGTTAGTTGATTTAGGTTCAGTTAAATATTATGAGGGTACTGGTTATCAATCTATGGAGTTTGTAAGGCTTGCACCTAACTTTAATTAGAGGGAACTTTGCAGGGAACTCAGGGAATTTACAGGGAATTTTAGGGAGTTTTTCATGCAAAAACAAGAATTAGCAGGGAGGGAAGGGATATATACCTATGGTATATCCCTCCTCCCTCTAAATGTTCAGGGAATTTATGAAAACATATAAAGATGAGACTTTAGAGAGCAAATTAAAAGAATTAAGGAATTATGAGAATGATACTTATATTCGTTGGGGTTCACGAAGGCGTATCTTTAAAATGGTTGGCGTACAGTTTGAGATAAAGTTTTGTAAAGCAGAAATGCTTTTAAAAGAAACAATGCAAATTGGTCATCCACGTAAAAAGATGCAAATGGTTGAAATGATGATTAGAGCTTTTGATTCACTTAATAAGAAATGCGAGGAATCAGGTTATACAAGAATCCAGCCTAATACTAGATGTTTTAACTTTGATCAGAAGACTGCTTTAATTTGTGATACAGATGATGAGAAACCTGTATTAATGCAAATACATAAAAATGAAAAAGATATGATAATATTTAGTATAGAAGAACTATTGAGATGTATTCCAAAAGATTTTATGAAAGCAAAGCAAATTCTATCTAAGTTAGATAAGTCAGTTAATTTTGAGAGAATTGATTATGTCTAGCTGGCATGGTGGTAAGGGAAGCAAAAGAAGGAAAGAAGATAAAAAGAAGATAGATGCAAATTGGGATAGAATCTTTAACAAAAAGAAAAAGGAGAAAAAGGATGCCGATAAAACTAAAGCCAAGCTCAAAGATTAGAGATAAGGCTACAGGCAAATTTATTACAGAACATTATTATTTAAAAAGTATGACAATCCAGGAACTTAATGATTACATTGAATCATCAAGCGCAAAGAAAAAGATCATACAAAAATGCAAAAATGAAATAGCAAGGAGAAATAAATGAACTGTTGGCATTATGGAGAAAATTTAATTTGGGGTGGAGATCACGATATAGAAGATGAAAATGAAGATTATTCTATGGTTACAAATCTTTCATGTTCCTGTGGAGTTTTTGTAGAAGTGTATCTACCAAAAGAATGCAAATTTAATAAATGCAAATAGGCAAATTGTTAGATAGGTTTTTAGAGTGGTCTTTTCAACGAAAGGCAAATTTATTATTTAAAAGGAGAGATAAAATGAGTATAGACAATATAACACCGCAAGAATGGGATAGTGTAAGGCAAATCAAAAAGGCAAATCACGACCCTGTAAATAGACCAAGTCATTACAATCAAGGCAAATTTGAATGTATAGAATACATAAAGCAACAACTAGGCAAAGAGTTTCCTAGCTACCTAGAAGGTTCGGCTATTAAATACATTCACAGGCATAAAGACAAAAATGCAAATATCCAAGATTTAGAAAAGGCAAAATGGTATATTAATAAGTTGATAGAACATTATGAGAATCTTTAATGGCTGATAAAAAGCAAATTGACATTTCAAATCTCAAAAGGCAAATCGATAAAGGTAAATCGCTAAACGAGGTTTCTGTATCTTTAGGTAAAAGCAAATCGACAATTCTAAAGGTAGCTAATGAGAATGGATTAAAGTTTGAGAATAAAAGCTATTGGGCAAATTTATAATTAAGGCAAATTTAATATAGGCAAATATGGATATAAGAATAAAAACTAATCTCAAAGACTTGCAAAAGAAAATGCAAATCGTTGAGAAAAAAGTATTCTTAAAAAGCATGTCAGAAGGGATAAACATGACTGCTGAAAAAGTTGCAAAGGCAAATAACGATAAGTTAAAACAAAAACTTAACAAACCTATGAAAACAAGTGTGACTGCTGTTGCAGTTAGTAGATACGCTAAACCAAAAACAAACCAACTTACCGCACAAATTATAGTTAAAGATTATGCTGAGAAATTTTTAAAATACATTTATACAGGCGATGATGAACATGCAAGGCGTGAGAAATACCCATCACCTACAAGAGATGGTTTGCCTTTTGCTGGCGTTACAGGTAATATTCAAAAACTTAAAAGCAATACTAGTAAAGGTGGAGAGGGTACAGGTTTATTAAAAAGAATAGATAAAACACAAAGAAATGACCAAGCAAATACTCGTTTCATGGGAAAGCCTAAAGGTAAAGGCTCGGGTGTTTATGGTATATGGCAAAGAACAGGTAGAAAGGGTAGAGGTGGCCTTAAATTGCTTGTTGCCTTTACTCCATTTATTAAGCATAAAAAACTTATTGATTTTCACAAATTGTCTATTAAGGTTGTAAAAAATAATCTCTATAAAGAGATCAACAAAGAAGCAATTAAAAGAATGAAGAGAGCATTAAGATAAAGGCAAATTTACCATTAAGGCAAATTTACCTTTACTGCAAATTTACCAAAGGTAAAAAACTATAGCCGAGTCATCGCTAATCTCAGCAAACTCAGTAACATATTTTGATTTTTCCTCATCTATTATCCAATTTCCGTTTTTATCTTTTTTTACTTTTCCGTTTTTATGTTTCTTATGCACTATCTCTCTCCTTGAATACTCAAGACATGGATACTCATTCATTTCCTCAAAATCAACATCTAAATTATATTTATCTTTAACATAATTTTTTATTGCTTCATTTATATCCCAACTGTTTAATTTAATCTCCATTATTTTTTACTCCTTATATTAAACATTCTGTTACTATTTCCGCTTCTTTTTTTGATATATCGGTAAGCGTTGAGCCGATCAAAATTAATGCCAATTGCTTT